TGGTAATGAACACATGGGAGCATTTGGTTGTGACTCTTATGATATATCAGGAACTGTAGATGGAGAAGGTTCTAAAGGAGCATTACACGGCTTAACCAGGTTTAGCATGGAGGACGCTCCTGCGAATAGCTTTTTTTTAGAGTACTTATCAAGACCACCTACAGCTGAAATATTCTTTGAAGACGTATTAATGGCATTAGTTTTTTATGGTATGCCTATACTTGCAGAGAACAACAAACCAAGACTTCTTTATTATTTAAGAAGAAGAGGATATAGAGGATTTAGTATGAACAGGCCCGATAAATCTTGGAACAAATTATCAACAGCAGAAAAAGAAGTTGGTGGTATACCAAACTCAAGCGAAGATATAAAACAAGCACACGCGGCAGCTATTGAAATGTATATACAAGACCATGTAGGCATGAAGCAAGATGGTACGTTTGGAGATCTATATTTTAACGAATTATTAAATGATTGGAGTAAGTTTGATATAAACAAAAGAACAAAGCACGATGCATCTATAAGTTCTGGATTAGCAATAATGGCTAATAACAGACATTTATACATGCCAAATGTTAAGGTTGAAAAACCTAAATTAAACATAAATATTTCTAAGTATACTAATACTGGAACAAATTCACAAATAATAAAATAGTATGGCATATTCTGGCATTAAAAGTTATTTTCCTAGTCAAACAGTAAGTGACGCTGAAAAAATAAGTTACGAATACGGTTTGAAAGTAGGTAAAGCAATAGAGCAAGAGTGGTTTAATAACGATAGAAATAACAATAGGTATAAATCTAACTATAATAATTTTCACAGTTTAAGATTATACGCTAGAGGCGAACAATCTATACAAAAATATAAGGATGAATTATCTATAAACGGTGACTTGTCCTATTTAAATTTAGATTGGAAGCCAGTACCAATTATTTCTAAGTTTGTAGATATTGTTGTTAACGGTATGACGGAGCGCCTGTACAATATAAAAGCTTTTTCTCAAGACCCCTACGGTGTTAGCAAAAGAACTGAATACATGGAGTCTATATTAGCTGATATGCGTACTAAAGAATTAAACGCATATACAGAACAAGCTTTTGGTATTCAAATAGCAGATAACGATCCAGAAACTTTACCAGACTCAGAAGAAGAGTTACAATTACACATGCAGCTTACGTACAAGCAAGCGGTTGAAATAGCAGAAGAACAAGCAATAAACACTTTATTAGAAGGGAATAAATACGAGTTAATTAAAAAAAGGTTTTATTACGACTTAGCTGTTTTAGGTATAGGTGCTGTTAAAACAGGGTTTAATACTTCAGAAGGTGTTACTATTGACTATGTAGACCCAGCGAACTTAGTTTATTCTTATAGTGATTCACCTTTTTTCGATGATATATATTATGTTGGTGAAGTTAAAACTATACCTGTAAACGAATTAGCTAAACAATTTCCTCATTTAACAGAGTCTGATTTAGAAGAAATAATGAAAAACAAAAGTTATAATAGAAACAGTTATAACTCAAGATATTCAATAGAAAAAGAAGACAATAACACTATTCAAGTTTTATATTTTAATTATAAAACCTACATGAATGAAGTTTATAAAGTTAAAGAAACAGGTAGTGGTGCTATGAAAATAATACCTAAAGATGACTCTTTTAATCCGCCTACTGATGTTGAGTTTAACTACTCTAAACTTCAAAGATCTATAGAAGTACTTTATGATGGCGCCATGATACTTGGTACCGACAAACTACTTAAATGGGAAATGGCGTCAAATATGATGCGACCTAAAAGTGACTATACTAAAGTTAAAATGAACTACAGCATTGTGGCACCTAGAATGTACAATGGTAAAATAGATTCTTTAGTAAAACGTATAACTGGTTTTGCTGACATGATACAGTTAACTCATTTAAAATTACAACAAGTAATGTCGCGAATGGTACCAGATGGTGTTTATTTAGACGCTGATGGTTTAGCTGAAGTTGATTTAGGTAATGGTACAAATTATAATCCGCAAGAAGCACTAAATATGTTTTTTCAAACTGGTAGTGTTATAGGTAGATCTTTTACTAGTGAAGGTGAAATGAATCCTGGCAAAGTTCCTATACAAGAAATAACATCAGGTAGTGGTGGCAATAAAATGCAAGCTCTTATAGGTAATTATAACTACTACTTACAAATGATAAGAGATGTAACCGGGTTAAACGAAGCTAGAGACGGTAGTACTCCAGACAAAAACGCTTTAGTTGGTATTCAAAAACTTGCAGCGGCAAACAGCAATACTGCAACAAGACATATACTTCAAGCTGGTTTGTTTTTAACAACTGAAACCGCAGAGTGTTTATCGCTTAGAATATCTGATATACTTGAGTACTCGCCAACTAAAGATGCTTTTTTACAAGCAATAGGTGGTCATAATTTAGCAACTCTTGAAGAAATGTCTGATTTACATCTTTATGATTTTGGTATATTTTTAGAGTTACAACCAGATGAAGAAGAAAAAGCTGTATTAGAAAACAATATTCAAATGGCACTACAGCAAAAAACTATAGATCTTGAAGATGCTATTGATGTTAGAGAAATAAGAAACGTAAAATTAGCTAATCAAGTATTGAAGATTAGAAGAAAAAAGAAACTACAAAGAGATCAGCAAATGCAACAGCAAAATATACAAGCTCAAGCACAAGCTAATGCTCAAGCGCAACAGGTTGCTGCTCAAGCTGAAGTTCAAAAAAATCAAGCAATAGCGCAGACCAACGCACAGCTAGAGCAAGTTAAGTCTAGCTTAAAATCTCAACAAATGGAACTAGAAGTTGAGCATAAAATGAGGTTAATGCAATATGAGTTCCAGATCAACCAACAGCTTCAGCAAATGAACATGAAGCAAGTAGACATGAAAGAAACGATAAAAGAAGATCGTAAAGATGAAAGAACTAGGATGCAAGCTTCTCAACAAAGTGAGCTAATAGATCAAAGATTAAATAAAAAACCACCTAAAAACTTTGAGTCTTCAGGTAATGATATACTAGGTGGTGACTTTGGTTTAGGTAGGTTTGATCCTCGTTAAAATTTATTAATTATTATTATATTATATTATGGAAGAAAAATTAGAACAAGTAGTTGAAGAAACTACACAAGAAACAACTGAACAAGTTGATGAAAGTAAATTTGAATCAGCTGGAAATGATGATATCATCAAAGTAGATTTAAGTAAACCACCAACACCAAAAAAAAAGAAAAATGAAAAACCAAAAGAAACTACAGAAGTTGAAGCAAGTTCAACTGACGACAGCGGAGTGGTTGCAGAGTCTGAAAATGCCGAGCCCGCACAAGAACAAGAAAAAGTACAGCCGGAAGCAGAAACACAAGAAGCTCCAGCATTAGAAGAAATAACTGAAGATTCTACAGAAGAAGAAATTACTGAAGTAGAGGAGCAGGTTGAAGAAGCTGTAGCTGAAGCAGAGGCTACTGGTAAACCAATACCAGAGAATATCCAAAAGTTAATGGATTTTATGGATGAAACTGGTGGTGATTTAAGTGACTATGTTAAGCTTAATCAAGATTATAGTAACATGGATAATCAAGATTTATTATATGAATACTACAAGCAAACAAAGCCACATTTAAATGCAGAAGAAATTAACTTCCTTATGGAAGACGAGTTCTCTTACAACGAAGAAACAGATGACGAAAGAGATATACGTAGAAAAAAATTAGCGTTAAAAGAGCAAGTTGCCAACGCTAAAAGCCACTTGGACGGGCAAAAGTCCAAATACTATGAAGATATTAAAGCTGGAAGCAAGCTCACAACTGAGCAGCAAAAAGCAGTTGATTTCTTTAATAGATATAACAAAGAGTCAGAAACAAATCAAAAAGCAGCTAAAAAAAATACTGATGTTTTTATGAAAAAAACTGATCAAGTTTTTAACGACAAGTTCAAAGGTTTTGAATATAACGTCGGGGATAAAAAATACAGGTTTAATGTAAACAATGCTAGTGAGATTAAAAATACTCAAAGTGATATTAATAATTTTGTCAAAAAGTTTTTGAACGAAAATAATGAAATGTCAGACGCTAAGGGTTATCACAAATCTCTTTATACAGCTATGAATGCAGATGCTGTTGCAAAACACTTTTATGAACAAGGAAAAGCTGATGCTATGAAAAATAGTATTGCTAAATCTAAAAACGTAGATATGAATCCAAGACAAAGTCATGGTAAAATAGAAGCGGGTGGTATGAAGTTTAAAGTGTTAGGTAACGATTCTTCTGATTTTAAGTTTAAAATTAAAAATAAAAACAAATAACAATTTAAAATTTATAAAAAATGGCAATTACAGGAGGAAGTTTGTTGAACAAGGTGCCTTCACCTCAACAACAAACATTAAGCTCAAATTACATTGACTTCGCAGGAGGTTCAACTGGATGGGAGCAACAATATTTACCAGATCTTATGGAAGCAGAAGCTGAAGTTTTCGGACCGAGAACTATTTCAGGTTTTCTTGCACAAGTAGGAGCTGAAGAGGCTATGACGTCTGATCAAGTCGTATGGTCTGAACAAGGAAGGTTACATTTATCTTACGTAGGTACAGTAGCTACAGCAGGTGATACTAACGGTACTTTTACAGTTGTAACTGATATCGATGGGTCTGCTGACGGTGAAAATGGTTTTGCTGTAGCATCTCATGGTGTTAGAGTAAACGATGTTGTAATTATAGCAACAGCTGGTATCGTTACTAAATGTTTAGTAGTTGAAACTCCAGCTACAGCTGTTATTACAGTTGAGCCTTATGACAAAGCTGATTTAACTGGTCACGCAACTACTGCTAGTGGATCTATATTATTAGTTGTAGGTTCTGAGTACGGAAAAGGAGCTGCTTATGCTGATATTACTGGAGCTTCTGAAGCAACTAAAAGAACAGCTTTAACGCCAACTTTTAAGTCTTACAGCAACAAGCCAATCATTATGAAAGATTACTATGAAGTATCAGGTTCTGATGCATCTCAAATTGGTTGGGTAGAAGTTACTGGTGAAGAAGGTCAGTCAGGTTACTTATGGTACTTAAAAGCCGAAGGTGATACTAGAGCTAGATTTACTGATTATTTAGAAATGCAAATGTTAGAAGCTGAAACAACTGCTGCTGCTTCTATTATTGGTTTCAACGGAAGTATTGTTCGTGATGGTACTGATACTGGTGCTGGTGGTTCTGGTACTGAAGGTTTATTTGCTGCTATTGAGTCTAGAGGTAATGTTACTTCTGGAGTTACTGGTGTTAACGCCGCTACTGATTTAGCTGAGTTTGATGCTATATTAGCTGAGTTTGACAAGCAAGGTGCTATTGAAGAAAACATGATGTTTGTAAATAGAGCTACTAGTTTAGCTATTGATGATATGTTAGCTTCTATGAATTCTTACGGAGCTGGTGGTACATCTTACGGTGTATTTGATAACTCTGAAGATATGGCGTTAAACTTAGGTTTCTCTGGTTTCCGAAGAGGTTCTTATGATTTTTATAAATCAGATATGAGATACTTAAATGACAAAGCTACAAGAGGTGAAATAAACCGTATTGCAGGTTCTGCTGCAATTAGAGGTGTTGTTATCCCTGCTGGTGTGTCTTCTGTTTACGATCAAGCTTTAGGAAAGAATCTTAAACGACCTTTCTTACATGTTAGATACAGAGCTTCTCAAACTGACAACAGAAAAATGAAAACTTGGGTTACTGGTTCTGTTGGTGCTGCTACATCTGCACTTGACGCAATGCAAATCCACTATTTATCTGAAAGATGTTTAGTTACACAAGGTGCTAACAATTTCATGTTAATGAAATAAGCATTATTTATATTAAAGACCGGGGCTTCGGCCTCGGCCTTTTATTTTATTAATTTTATTATATATTATATTATGGCAAAGAAAAAAGAAACAAAAAACGAAGTAGTAACTGAAGAAGTTACTCAAGTTACAGAACAACTAATAGTTGAAAAACCTATTGTAGAAACTACAAAACCAAAAAGAGTTGAAAAGAAAAACCCAACACTAGAAGATGGTTGGGAAATAAAAGACAGAATATACAAGTTAAAAGGTAGTAAGAAACCTTTATCAAGATCTATTAGATCTGCAAATATACACTGGTTTGACGAAGAAAAAGGTTATGAAAGAGAACTTAAGTATTGTCAAAATCAAAGAACTTGTTTTGTAGATGAAATGAAAGGAGATCAAAGATTAGAACATGTTGTTTTTAGAAATGGTATGTTGATTGTTCCTAAAGAAAAAACAATTTTACAAAAATTACTTTCATTATATCATCCTGATAGAGATATAATGTTTTATGAAGAAAAACCAGTTGCACAAGCAATGGGCGAAATAGCTTGGCTAGAAATGGAGATAGAAGCTTTAAACGCTGCTCAAAATATTGACATTGATATGGCTGAAGCTATCATGCGTGTTGAAATTGGTTCTAAAGTATCAGACATGAGTTCTAAAGAGCTTAAAAGAGATTTATTACTATATGCTAAGAGAAATCCAGAATTATTCTTAGAATTAGTAAATGATGAAAATGTAGTACTTAGAAACTTTGGTATTAGAGCAACTGAAATGGGTATATTAAAACTATCTTCAGATCAAAGAACTTTTTCATGGGGTTCTAACGATAGAAAACTAATGAATGTTCCATTTGACGAACATCCTTACTCAGCTTTGGCTGCTTGGTTTAAAACTGATGAAGGTATGGAAATATACACAAATATTGAAAAAAGATTAAATTAATCTAACTGTAGATGCAGTCGCTCTACGGGGCGATTGCAAACTACAAACTAAAAAGAAATTATGGCAGTAAGTATAGATACAGTATATCAAAGAGTTTTAACTTTAGCTAACAAAGAGCAGAGAGGTTATGTAACTCCGCAAGAATTTAATTTACTAGCTAACCACGCTCAAATGGAGATTTTTGAGCAGTACTTTGCTGATGTAGCTGTAAACAGCAAGCTACCTGGTAACACAGAAGCTTACTCTGATCCATTAAATATTTTATACGAAAAAATAGGTATTTTTGAAGCAGTAGATGGTACTAATGTTATAAATGATAATTCTATTTATGATGGTACTGGTAGTGGTGGAATAAATAAAATATTACCAGATTATATTTATAGGATAAATAGAGTAGAGTTAAACGGTGTTGATTGTGAAATAATAAATACACAACAGTTTAGCGAGATAAAACTAATGCCACTTTTAAAACCAACAGCTGCTATGCCAGTTGCAAACGTAAGAAACAACGTGCTAAGAGTAGATAATGGTAGTCCAATAACTCCAACAGGCATAAAGTACATTAGAAAACCTAAAAAAGTTGAGTGGGCTTACGTAGTAGTAAACGATAAAGCTCTTTACAATGCTAATATAGCTGTAGATTTTGAGCTTCATGCTTCAGAAGAAACAGAATTAGTATACAAAATATTAAAACTAGCTGGTTTTAATTTAAAGTCAGCGGAAGTTGCACAAGGTGCAATGGGATTAGAACAAGGTAATAAACAAACAACACTATAATAAATGCCAACACTAAGCAATACTCCTCAACAATACTACGACGGAAATAATTATGGTAATTATCAATTTATTTCTTTAACAGATATTATAAATCAATTTATGTTTATATATGTTGGTGAAGATAAAATTATTCCAAAAGCAAAAAGATTAGATGTGGCTTTTCACGCTCAAAGGGCTTTAGCTGAATTATCTTTTGATACATTTAAATCTGAAAAATCACAAGAAATAACAGTTCCAGCTACTTTGCAAATGGTATTGCCGCAAGATTATATTAGCTATACAAAATTGTCATGCGTAGATTCATCTGGTATTAAACGTCCTTTGTATTTAACTAATGACACTTCAAATCCAGCTTCTAATCCATTACAAGATGATGATGGAAACTTTAAATTACAAGCAGTAGGTACTTTAGTTGAAACATCTGAAAATATAGTTTTAGATAAAGAATATAAAGATATATTAGTTGGTATGAATGTAACTGGTCCTTACATACCAGCTGGCTGTATAGTTTCAGCTACTTCTAATTCTGGTGGTATTACAACAATAACAATTGGTAAAGAATTTACAAGTATTAGCACTGGTAATGTTACTATTTTAGACCAGTTTCCTTCAGAAAGTAATGCTGGTACAACGTTAACTTTTACAAAAACAGATGGCTCTTTAATATTACCACAAAAAGAATCTTTTATAGTTGAAAACTTGTCTTGGAATACAATAGATTATAAAATAACAGGCACTGAGTCTGAAATAGCTGATATTAAAGTTGGCATGATAGTTTCTCACGATAACTTTCCAATAGGTACTGTTGTAACAAATGTTTATACAACTACAATAGTTGTAGATCAATTACCAGATACAGCGGTAACATCTGGCGGTGAAATTACTTTTGTATCACCAGATTTAAAAGATACTGACACTTGGTCTAGTTATAAATCAAACGTACCGTCTGAAAATAACAACTACGAAGACTACGAAGATGATGATACTTATTGGCCGGATAGTGGTAGAAGATATGGTTTAGATCCTGAAAACGCTCAAGTTAATGGATCTTTTTATATAGACGATGTTAACGGAAAAATACATTTTAGCTCTAATGTTTCAGGAAAAACTGTGATATTAGATTATATAAGTGATAGTCTTGGGACTGAAGGTGAGATGCGGGTTCATAAGTTTGCAGAAGAAGCTATGTACAAATATATTTCTTACGCAATATTATCAGGAAGAATTAATATTTCAGAACAAATAATACAAAGACTTAAAAGAGAAAGATTTGCAGCTGTAAGAACTGCAAAATTAAGATTATCAAATTTAAATATAAAAGAATTAACTCAAGTGCTTAGAGGAAAATCTAAGTGGATAAAACACTAGTATATGCCAGAGATTAAACACCAGTTTACCAAAGGTAAAATGAACAAAGATCTTGATGAAAGACTTGTTCCTAATGGAGAGTATAGAGATGCTATGAATATACAAGTATCAACTTCAGAAGATTCTGATGTTGGCACGGTTCAAAATATATTAGGTAATAGAGAAATAAAAATTAAAAACGGTAATTCTATTACTAGTTTTCAAATACCTCAACCCGCTGTTACTATTGGTGCTGTTTCAGATGAAAAAATTGATACATTATATTATTTAGTGTGGTCTCCTAATACAAATTATATATTTAGCTATAAAAGAAATGATTCTGTAGCTATACCTATTTTTGTAGATTTTAAAAATGTTTTGCAATTTTCTTCTGATACTTTAGTTACTGGTATAAATATTATTGATGGCATGTTGTTCTGGACAGACAATAAAACAGAGCCTAAAAAAATTAATATAGAACGATGTGCTCAAGGTACTCCAGATGCTGTCACTCAAACACTTTTAATTAACGAAAGTCAAGGTTTAAATGTAGGAACTGTAAATGCTCCAGAAGTAGAAACAAAGCACATTACTGTTATTAAAAGAGGTCCGATAAGTTCTTTAAAAATGAGAACTGAAACTTCTAGAGATCCTAATCTGTTATATACAGGTGTTATTACATTGACACAACCAGTGATTAACGCAGCTAATAACGCATCATCTTTTAGAGGCCCTGTAGCATCCTCAGGGTCTACCAATACAACTTTAAGAACAAATTTTATTGATATAACTACTTTAGAAGATAATAATACTTTTAATATAGCTATAGAAGAAGCTATAGATAGTACTGGTAATTTAGTTTCTATTGGTGGTATAAACTCTAGTGATGGACTTACTGGTTGGCAAACAGATCCACTATTAAACCAAACATCTTCACCTTTTAATAATATAAAAGTTGGTACAAAAATTGTTTTTAAACCTTTTGATGACGACGGCTCTCCACCTGGTTTACCAGTAACAGATTATGTTATAAAAGGAGTTATTGAAGATCTTTACCCGCCTCCACCATCTACTGTGCCAACAGGTGTTACTTTACCTACTTGGCAAACTAACCAAAACTTTGTTGATTCTACTACTGGCGGAACAATAATAAAAGTAAAAGTATTATCTATAGATGGAAATCCACCTGTTGTAGATGATGGTCAAACAGAATTAAAATATGTTGTTGATTTGTTTGATGATACTGAAAAACTTTTCGAATTTAAATTTCCTAGATTTTCTTATAGATATAAATATGAAGATGGTGAATATTCTACATTTGCACCATTTACACAAGTAGCTTTTCAACCTGGCGCTTTTGATTATCACCCTAGAAAAGGTTATAACTTAGGTATGACAAATAGACTTGTTAAAGCTAATTTATATAATCTTGTTGATTTAAAAACACCAAAAGATGTTGTATCTATAGATGTATTATTTAAAGATGAACCATCTCCAATTATATATGTAGTAGATACTATTAGACCAGATGATTATGCGCCTAATGGCGGTAGTAATACGTGGAACTCTATATTAAACACTAATGCTGCTTTTGTAATTGAAAAAGAAACAATTAATAGCGTGGTGCCTTCAAATCAATTGTTAAGACCATATGACAATGTACCAAGAATAGCTTTAGCTCAAGACATAACTGGCAGTAGAATAGTATATGGTAACTATATTCAAAATTATAATTTAAATATAGGTAGTAGCAAATATGTTCCTCAATTTAAAGTACATACAGATAGGCAATATGAAGAAACTATTTTTGATACTTATCTTGGTCTTGATGTTAGTACTAGATTATCAGAGTCTAGTAAATCAATAAAGTCATTAAGAGAATATCAAATAGGTGTAGTTTTTGGTGACGCATATGGTAGAGAAACTCCAGTTATATCTAATGAGTCTGGAACTGAAAGAGTAGGCAAAGATAAAGCTGATAAATATAGTAGATTTACTGTTGGTTTTAATGGTAGTCCACCTGACAATGATGATTTAAAATACTACAAAATATACGTTAAAGAAACTTCTGGAGAATATTACAATATGGCTATGGATCGTTTTTACGATGCTGAAGATGGTAATATTTGGCTAGCTTTTCCTTCATCAGATAGAAATAAAATAGATATAGATACATTTTTAATTCTTAAAAAAGGTTCAGATACTGATACTTTAGTTACAGCCGCTGCAAGATATAAAGTTATTGCAATAGAAAATGAAGCTCCAGATTATATAAAAACAAAAAGATCATTGTCTAACTCGGTAATTCATAGTGGTCAAAGAAATATATATGGACTTGGTAGTGGTAGTCTTGGCGCTGGGCCTGTACAAGGAAGAGATGCTTTTGAAATGAACTACCAAGGCTTTTTTGGTACTACAGCTATGAATTTAGATGAGTACAGAGACGGTCAGTTATACATAGAGTGGGAAGATGCTCAAACTAAACAACGTTCTGATAGGTATAGAATAATATCTATAGAACATGACTTTGATGAAAGAGGTAACTCTGGAGGTTCAGGTATTACATTAGGAAATGCTAAGTACTACGTACAACTAGATCGTAATCTTGGTGATGACGTAAACTTTATAACTAATGATCCTGCTGGAAACAGTCCAACTAAAATTAGAACTGCAATTACTACAAATATATATAAATATGAAGTAGAAAATAGTCCTAAGTTTGATGGTAGATTTTTTGTAAAAATATATGAAGATGAAGTATTTAAAGCTAATATAGGTAAATCATTTTTAGAAGGATTAGATTTTAGAGTATTAAACTCTAGAAAAATATACTACATGCATGAAGATCATATTAAAATGCATACAGAGGATGTTGGTGATTTCTTAGTAGATGGTATGGCTACAACTGCTTGGGATGAAATTGATTATGATATTATTAGATCGTCACAAGAATTAGCTCTTTGGGGTTTTTATACTTTTAGAGAATTTGCTGCACACGCTTTATTTTTTAGAAGATATGCAAAAGGATTTTTTAATCACAACTTAGGAGACGAGTTTGGTATAAATCTTGTTCAGTCATACTGGAATTACGTTAATTGGAATGAAGGTGATATAAAAAATAAAATTGGTAGTAATACTTTTACTATACGTCCATCAAAAAATTGGCCATTTTTAGCGCACTTAAAACCTGTTGCTAATGCTGGTAATTACAATGACGATCCAGCTAATAACTTTATAGATAGTCCTATAGGTGTGCAGTACCACGGCCAACACTGGGCTGCTAAAACTAATTGGGATCAAGAGTTTGGTTTTGGTAGTAAAGGTAATCCTGATGATAACTTTGATTATGAAAACGGAGAAGTCGTAGGTAGTCGATCTGGATGCGGTCATACACATAATTTTAGGTTTGACCAAGTCACAATGGCAAATCTAGCTGTAAGCACAACAGCAGATGTTGTAAATGTTCAAGCTATGCTAGAGCGTTACGCAATGCCTATTAATTTTTATGATGATCCTACAGACACTCAAGTTTGGTTTGTTGATAACGGCCCATATGCCGGTACTTCTTACGATGGATTTGATAATCTTGCATGGAACAATATAGGTAGGTACGAAGATAATGCTACAGGTTGGAGATCACCTTGGGATAATGGAAACAACACAACAAATCCAAATAGTAATTTTACTAGTTCTGTACAAGATATTGATATGGGACTTGGTTTTAACACTAGAACAGGAGATGGAGTTGTAGATAATGAAAGTAATGGAGTACATAAAATGGATATTGCTTTTGGTGGTATAATGGGTGCTAACCAAGATAACGATACCACTGGGTTTTTTAACTTTGGCTGGCAGCCTGGTTTAAATAATACTACAAACGATTATCACGAAAGTGAGTTTAATTTTATTCAAAATCTTAATGTTGGTGTTAGTTTTAGGTGGAAAGAAGATCCTACAGAAACAGTGTATACAATTGGTGGTACTAATTCAAATAAAAAAGTTTTTAGACATAGCACTGTTAAAACTGGTCGTGATAGAAGTAATCAGGGAAGTAAGGATAAAGATTCTCGTGGTATTATAACTAGCGATGCCGAAACTGGAGTAGTTTTAAGTGGAACTGCAGATAATACATATATTGAAGGTTCTGTAGGTATGTCTATGGCTGAAGCTTTATCTTTTAATTTTAGTAGCAACTGGGTGTTATCAAATATATCTCCAAGTTACAGTGGTAATTGGAATCCATTTACTGATGGTGTAATACCTAATTCTACCGGGGCTAATGTAACTCTTGCGCTTTGTGATGAAAATGGTTCAACTGGTACTGATACCGCGTCAGGTAGTAATGTTTCTAGTGATTTAAAAATATTTGTAAATAATTTAATAGATAGCGCTGGTAATACACTTAAAGTTGGTATGGCGTTTAGTAGTTATACAAACACAGTATCAGCTACTCAAGCAGTAACAGATTTAGGTGGTACTGGAGTTTCTAATGAGTTTTTAGCAATAAGATATATAGAACCTCTTCCTGTTAGCGGAACTACAACACACTATGCTTTGTATCTTGGTGGTTATAAAACAGCGTTAAAAACTCAGCAAGAACATCAACTTGCTATTGGTAATAATAAGCCTAAAAACGGTGAAAATATTACATTTGTGCAAGTTGGTATGAATGGTTATAGCGATAATTCTGAGTTTAACATTAACACAATGGGTCATTTGAACGGTAGAGATATTGGTGCTGTTACAGCTGTTGGATATAACTTAGAGTTTATTGAATACATAGAGCCAGAAGAAATATTATCTGAAAACCCAGCTATATTTGAAACAGAGCCTAAAGAAATAAAAGAGTTAGACGTATATTATGAGGCTACTAGCGCTATACCTATTAGTCTTAACACAGCAAATATACAAGATGCTTTTCCTATTGGATCTTTTATTAATGGCTATGATGAAAATTCTAAAGTTGTTGGTTATGGCCAGGTAAATGGAGTAGCAGCTGTAACGCTTGAAAATGTTGGTGCTTTAGGAGCAAGTTTTGTAACAACAGGTACATATCCAGGTGGTGGTCCATTTTATCATTTTGTAAGACCTGATGGTTTAGAACTTAATGTTGCTATTACTAGTATATTCACAAACGGTAATACTGTTGCAATTGATCCTGGTTTGTACAATGGAAACCATAGATTAACTTGGCATAATTGTTTTTCTTTTGGTAATGGTGTTGAATCTAATAGAATTAGAGATAATTTTAATTTACCGTTTATAACAAATGGAGTTAAAGTATCTACAACATTAGAACATGATTATGAAGAAGAGCACAGAAAATACGGTTTAATATATTCTGGTATATATAATTCAGTGTCTGGTGTTAATAATTTAAATCAGTTTATTGCAGCGGAAAAAATAACTAAAGATGTAAATCCTATATATGGAAGTATACAGAAATTACACTCACGAAACTCTGATTTAGTAACGTTATGCGAAGATAAAGTTTTAAAAATATTAGCAAATAAAGATGCTGTATTTAATGCAGATGGTAATACCAACTTAACAGCAACAGAAAATGTTTTAGGGCAAACAATACCTTTTTCAGGTGAGTTTGGTATATCAACAAATCCTGAATCTTTTGCTTCAGAAAATTATAGAGCTTATTTTACAGATAAAGTTAGAGGTAAAGTTTTAAGATTATCAATGGATGGTTTAACGCCTATATCAGATGCTGGTATGAACGATTGGTTTAGAGATAATTTAAAGATAACTGATATAGCTATAGGTAGTTACGATGATAAAAAAGATCAATATAATTTAACTTTAAAAGGAAACGGTATAAATACAACTATTACATATAAAGAAAATATAAAAGGATGGGTTAGTTTTAAATCGTTTACACCAGAAAATGCTATTAGCATGGCTAATGATTATTACACTTTTAACCAAGGTAATTTATTTATACATCATGTTGACAATGCAGATAGAAATACTTTTTATAATCAATTTACAGAATCTTCTATTAGCGTTGTACTTAACGATAATCCTGGTGTTATAAAAGCTTTTAACACTTTAAATTATGAAGGTAGTCAATCTAAAGTAGATAAATTTTCAGTTGAAACTAAACAGTTAGATTTTCAACCGGACACTGAATATAATGATCAAGAGTATTACAACTTATCAGATAAACTTGGCTGGTATGTTGGTGATATTGTTACAGATAAAGAAACTGGTTATATTAGCGAGTTTTTAGAAAAAGAAGGTAAATGGTTTAATAATATAAATAGAGATATAAATATAAACTTAGATAAAGCAGATACTTCTGATTTTACTTTTCAAGGTATAGCTCAAGTTAGTGATGTTGAAATTGAAAAAGCAAACCCTATAGTATTAGATTTACCGCCGGAAACACCATCTTTTGAGCCAGTAACAAATAATACAACAGATGTTAATACAGATATTTCAACAGAAATAACAATAGATATTAAAACAGACAAACCTATTGTAACTGAAACTTCAACAGATATTATTGATGATACCGTTGTAGATGAAACACGTTTAAATAGAGACGAATCAGGAGTTGAAGCAAAACAAGCTGAGGAAAAAGCTTTAGAAGAGGCTATACAATCAAGAAGCATCGAAGAAGATAGTCGTGTAGAGTCCGCGAGTGAAGAAGAGTTAGAGCTATTAAGGTTGAAAGAACAACAAAGAAAAATTAATTATAGAACTAGAAGATGATATCAATACTTATAAGTAATATTAAAAATTTAAATACTTCACTTCAAGTTGGTGATATGATTTACGCAACATCTACAACTCAGCAAGTAAGTGGAGTTACTGATTTTGAAAACCAAAACACAGGTATTAATAAGCTAGTTGGTATATTAAGGCGAATTACAAAAGAAGATAATGATACAATCTTAGATGTAGATGACTCTTTGTTTGTAAATCCTTATGTTCCTAGCAAAGACGATTTTTTAATGTTTTCTAAATATAACCAAATGGATGGTGATGTAAACGGGTATTATGCAGAAGCAACTTTTAAAAATAATTCTAAAACAAAAGCTGAGCTTTTTTCAGTTGGTAGTGAAGTAACAATAAATAGTAAATAAAATGGCAAACGGATACGGCGGTTCTTCAGGTTCATCAGGCTCATCAGGTTCATCTGGCTCTTCTTATAGCGGCGGATTTACTGGTGGGTTGTTAAAATTTAAAGACGGTAAACAAGCGCCAAAAGGTTTTCATTTTATGGCTAATGGCAAGTTAATGTCTGATGCTGATCACATTGCTAGATTTGGATATGTTGAAAGAAAAATAAACGCTATTACTTTTGACACAAGAGATATAAATTATTTAGGTGAAACTAAATATTTTACTTTAACAGGAGATGCTGGTGGTTATTATAGTGTAGAAGTTCACAATGAAGTAGTAGGAGAAAGTATAGCTATTCATTATTATAATTTTGACACAAAAACTTTTTCTATTACAAGGCCAAATCTAAAGATAATTGAACTAACCAATAATTCTACTTTTAGTGTTAAATTTCCTAAAATTGCTTATGATAGTGACCATAACGCACTTTTAAAGTATACAATAACTATAACAGCACATACAGTTGCTAATATAAAAACTGTACATGCACCTTTTGTAGAAGCTAAATTTTTAGATGGTTCTTTAAATTTAAACGAATCAACAGGATCTGACTCAAATGTTATTACAAAAATATTACATCAAGATACTGCAAAAACATTATCATTAAGTTGTATAGCTCCTTCTAGATATGCTACTAGTACTGGTACTGTAAACGGGGCTGTAAGTGGTGTTAATAGAATGGTACTTGATCAAGACACTACAGATAGAAAAATAGTTGAAGTTGGAGATAAAATAACTTGTACTGGTATAGCCGCGTCTATACATACACTAGTTACTGATGTTAATCCAGACAATGATAACGTTAACGAGTTGGAAATGAGTTTGTTAGACACTGTTAGTGATGGTGTTACAGTAACTTTCACCCCACCATTTAATGGTATGACGCCTCATTATACCGATAGTACTTCAGGTGCAGACACTTTAACTGTTTCTACTGGTGGAAGTATTACAGCTTCTTTTTCTATTACATGTACGGCATTAACTGGTAGAACTTTTTCTATAAGTAGAACTCCAACGGTAAATGATTTATGCGCTGTTACTTTAGTTACATTTTCAAGTGCTGCATCTGCAATTACCGGTGAAGACACTAGTAGTAGTTCTGTTTTTTACAGATGGCCAATAACAAATATTGCTAACCTATCAACAGGTATGACTTTAGATCAGTATAGAACAGGTACTGGTACTAATACTTCATCAGCAACAGCAACAATATCTAATTATTTAACAACAAAAACTTTACAAAGTATTTCTGAAACTACTTATTCAACTACAATAAATAGTAAAACAGT